CCAAGCACGGTTCCGAAAAACGTATCGGATGCACTTGGGTTTGAGGTGAAAGTAATCGTGGAACCCGTTACGACATAGGCCGTTTGAGGTTCCTGGATCACTCCCGAAATAGACACAATTAAATTGGCTTCGTTACCTGGAGATATAGCACTGCCGTTCACCGTTAAGTTAAACGGACCTGGTGTTGATCCAGTGAATGAACCACTGATATCATCAAGTATACTATATCGCCCCGACTGCGGAGCTTTGCCTACATAAGCCAATGTTTATCTCCTTATTCCGTTGGTATCGGGTTTGCAGTTTTAACAGCCGCAACATGATCTTTCCATGTTGTTGTACCATCGACATTGTCGTGATACTGCATGTCTAACTGAGCACCGATATCGCCATAAGCTGCTTTTCTTGTAGCTCTGACTGCGCTTTGTCTCTCTTCAAGATCCGCTGCCGTGTCATAGCTTGCTAGCTGTGCATCGGTCGGCTTTGCAATGCTCAAGTTCCATTCTTTAATGTAAGGACCTGATCCGTCGTCTTGAAGCAAAACATCACTTAAAAAATCTACAGAATCAACAGAATTTGCTGCTGCATATTTTTTGATTTTAGTTGATAGTTGTGCCATATTTATTTCCTCCTTATATCTTTTACTCTGGTTTTGTTGGAAATTCAACTGCTTTGACTTGGTCTACAGTTGTCAATCCATTGGTTAAATCTCTTAAATTCGTTCTATATGTGGTCCAAGCAGCGGGGATGCTGGTTCCAGCTTCAAGGTTTTTAGTTACAATGTAATCTGTTTCAGCTAATAAAGCATTTCTCTTTGTTCTTAATCTATTCATTGCTCTGTCAAATGCTTTAGCGTTCCAAGCTGTTTCTTCTGCTTGTCTTGCTGTAATTTCTTCAGCAGTTAAATTTACTCTAATTCCATTAATTAATTTTGTACTCATTATTTTGCCATTCCGTAAAGTGTAAATTCACCAGTTGAAATATTTCCTGATGACATTTGAAATTTTAATTGATTGATTGCAACATCTGTTTGTATTGCATATCCTGTGTCCCAAGTATAATCATCTACTTGGTGTTTTGATGTATATGTACAATTACCAAATTTATTTGCAGTACCACTGCCTCCAGTATCATTTGCTCCAAAAAACCAAAATTCAAATGAACCATTACCATCATTACCTACATCTGTTCCCATTTGAACAGCACCAGCAATAGTATTTTGTTCTGCACCTGAAGTTGCAGCATTTGTAATTCTAGCATAAGTTCTTCCAGAAAAAGCATCGGTTGTTATATAACTAGAACCACCATCTTCAGAAAAATACATATAAGGTTCTGCCCCGTCTGTTACTGGTCTAACTTTATGGCCAATTAATAAATAATTATCATAAGTTGATGATAAATCAAAAGAAACACTAGCATCACTACTAGCTGATGCTGAAGAAAGTTTTATTAAACTTCCACCTACACCAGCAGGTAATGCTGTAACCGCACCCAAAGATGCATTGGCCACGTTACCTTGAGGTATTGTACCGTCTAAAAAGTTTGCTACATCTATTTTACTTAATGCCATGTTATGCTCCTATTAATTTGTAACCACCAATAATTGGTTTTGTATCATTAGTAGTTGTGCCTGTACTACTGATTGATGACTCTATACTAAAATCTACATAATCAGTTGAGCCGTTTAATTCTACGATTGCTGAAATGGTTAAAGTTATTTGAGTTCCGTTTGCAGAGTTTCTTCCGTCATAAACATTTTCTTTTACATTTGAACCATTTTTTCTAATTCGCAAATAAACAAGTCCATCTAGTCTATCAAAACTTCCATTATAAGTATTAAAACAAGTTGCAGAATATATATAATATTTACCAGCTACTTGAGGAGTAAAGTATCCTGTTGAAGTATCATAAGCACTATCTGTATCTAAATTTTCTGTATCAGCAACTACTGCTGTATTTGTGCTTGTACTTAAACTTAATGTCGTTGTTCTTACAGCTTCAAAAGCTGGAGTATTCTTCAACGCAGAATTATTCAAAGTCAAATTACCACTGCCATCACTCGTCATGATGTCATTGCCGTTAAAGTCCTGGTATTTATCTACTTTTAATATTCCTGCCATTAATCTAATTTCACTCCTGTAAAGTTACATTGTCTGTATCCACCACTACTGTCCCCACCAACAAATTCAGGTGAAGTACCAACGGCAAAACCATATAATTCAAAATAATCGTTTTCAGCAACAGTAATTACAGACCTTATTGTACTTGTTCTATGTCTGCCACCAGAAGCAGTTCCACCATCTTCATAAAAATAAGTTCCAAAATCAAGTGAACCATTTTTATAAACCATAAGTCTGAATTTATACATATCATTTGCGCTTACAAAAACAGAAATTTGACCTTGAAACAACCAATCTCCTGCATCATCAGCAGTTGCTGTAAATTTTTGTGTAGAAGTGTCATAACTTGTATGTGATTGTACTGCGTTACTAATTAAAGTTAATTTAGTATTTGCGTTTGAAGTGAAGGATTGATTTGTTGTTCCTGAATATCCATGAAAATATCTTGCTGCATTGTTGGTAATCGTAACACCTGAAGGAATTGTAATGGTCTCGCCTGATTGACCAAGAGTCAAGGTTCCTGAACCAGTGATCGTTTCTATGTTTGTTGTTTTAATGGTTCCCATAATTTAATTTCCTTAATCTATTAATTTACTCATATAAAAATGACATGCTTCATTTGAACCTTCAATATTTTGGTTACTACCTTGTTGATGATAAATATATATTTCTACATAATCACCTACAGATAAACTTCTTATATTGCTTACGCTTTGACTGTTTTGATTAAAATTTGATGTTCTTGCAAAAGAAACTAAAGAACCATTAACATAGATAGCAACATTTATTTTGTCAAAATCTGTACTAGAAGTCATCATTATTTGACCATGTATAAAATATTTTCCAGCTTCACCACTTGGTACTGTAAACCTATAATTTGTTGAATTATCATAAGCATTATCAGTATCAAATAATTCAGTGTCAAATTGAACTTTAGTATATGAAGCAGTACCTATGGTTTGATTTGAACTTAGATGAGCATAAAACGCTGGAGTGTTAACAGCCATAGTTTGACTTGCACCACTCGCTAATGCAACCGTCTCACCACTAGCACCCAAAGTAATCGTACCCGATCCTTGTGAACTTTGATGGACTATTTCATCTACAAATAATTTACTCATTATACTACCGTTAATGTTCCGTTGACAACCACTGTCCCTGTAAAGGCCGCTGGACCACAGACCATCATATTGTCTGTTGCACCCACGGTAATATCAGATGATATGGTTGCTTTGTTTTCATATCCACCATTGATGGATTTAATCATTCCAAATTCAATTGAGTTTTCTCCAGGAACTTGTTCACCTAAAGACTTTCCAATGTATACGACATAAATATTATTTGTTCCTGTTGGAGGCGCAGCTGTAAAACTTAAAGTTGTGCCACCTGATACTGTGTAAGCAGAGTGAGGATCCTGACGGACATTTCCGACAAACACTTCAATCTCATTTGTGTTTCCAACAGTTTGTGAAAGTGTAAAATTTGTTTCTGAATTATCACCAGAGAACTGCGAAGAGTTCATGGTTAGAAGGTTACCTTTGGGTGAATTTCCTAAATACGCCATTTAACCTCCTATGTACTTATATCATCTACAGCGCCGACAATAGTATCTAATGAACTTGCAGTGTCAGAAACAACATAAAGTTGATCACCTGAAGCAAGAACAACCTTTGATCCTCCATCAATTAATTCTAATGAACCACCTGATACGATCGGTGCATTTTTAATTAAATAATAATCTGTAGCACTTCTTTTAATATAAGCATCAACTTGAATAGTTGAAGTTGTTGTGTTGGCCAGTCTAATACTAATCAAAGTATCAAAACTATCTGCAGCTCCGCCTAAAGCATCAACTGGAGAAGTCCCTGTGTCTTTGGTTAAATAATTTCTGAAATTTTGTGCCATAATTTAATCCTTATACTATAATGCAATACTCATTGCAATGACAAAGCCATTGCTGGGTACCCCTGATACGACGTCTGACGCATCTTTAAATACTGCCTTACTTGCAGGCAATGTACAAAACACGTCTTTTGTACCTGCTGAAAAGTTAACTGCGCTATCAGAATTAGATGAAGAGATAATAGTATCTCTTGATAAAGCTCCAGCACTTACTGTGCCAAGACCGACTTCAAATTCAGATCCACCTTGTAGCGCAATTGCATAATACGTTGTATTGGTATTACCGATTGCAGATGAAAATGTTTCAAAGCCTGTTACAGCTCCATCCAATGTAAAAGATCCTGTACCCGTTGTGGTACTCGTCTCCTTTACTCTGTCATTTAATACTAATGCCATTGTAAACTCCTATTAACTATTATGCGTCGCCAAGTCTAATAATAGCATTAGATGAATCAGCAGTTGGAAACTGAATAACGAAATCTCCGTTAGTTGCAGTTTTTGTGCCGCCGAAATCTAAAACTAATACTGCTTCATTAGAAGTGCCTTTATAAATCAAAGCCCCTACTGCTGACAAAGTTACAGATGAAAAAGTTAAATCTGCAAAGTCAACATAAGCGATGTTTGATCCCACTGCTACACCGTTGTTCGTTAAAGTATTTCCACCCGCTGTATAGTTTGTACCAGATGAAGAAACTTCATTAGTAGTTGTATAAGCTGTAGTTGAAGTACTGAAACCAGATATGTCAGTGTAGAGTGCAAGTTTGAAAGTTGATCCACCAGAATCAAAATCAAACACACCACCTAATAGGTCTGTTTTAAAAGAGTCAGGTACTATATTAGCCATTTATTTTTCTCCTTATTAGTATTCTGATGGTGATTTTGAAGTCATAGTAGATCGAATAACACCATCTTCATATTCGTCCCTGCGTCTTCTACCTTGTTGTTCGATAGAGTACGATTGAGCTGCTTTTGAATAAGCCTGTTCATAGTATTGTAGCATATCTGCAGGCCCTTTCAAGTATGCATATGTATTTACCAAAGATGCATACAAAAGTAAATCTTGATATTTATTTGACGTATAAGTTCCCTGAGTTGAACCAGGACTCGCTGTAATACTTGCCGGTTGTTTAGTATAAGCCAAAGTAATCAAATAAGTTGAATCTGGCGTAGGAGCCACAACCCAATAATTAGCGTCCCAATTACCATAATATTTAGGTAATCCAGAACTTGTCCCTGGAGTATCATAATATTCTGCCATAAATGATGTATCTCTTTTTTCTAGAAATACTTGATTACCTGATGAGTCTGTAAGCTGAGCATACCTGATAAATCTTAAATCAGATGGAATCGTTACATATCTGTTTCCGGCTTGTAAATTTGATGTGGCATAAAATCTATTATCATCAGAGTCTACTTCTCTGTAAATTCTATTCTCTGCATTTTGAATAATCGTATCTAAAATAGAATCCGATAAAACATTGCTATCAACTTCTGTATAGTTTCTAATATCTGATTGTAAGTTTGCTAAAGTGTATGCCATTATGGTGTCAATGTAACCGGTCCTGCTGTTACGGTCATGCCTCCTGATTTTTCTGTTACAGTTGGTGTTGCACCTAAAGTGAAACTATAACTGTCTGCATTAATTTTAGTTATACTATATCCTGATGAATTTTCAAATACTGTATATGCGACTCCACCAGGAGATCCATCTACATTTCTAAATACAACAACATCATCTGTTGAACGACCATGAGAAGGTTCAGTCACAGTAATGGTTGTAGATCCAGATGTCATATTAAATGGATTACCAGGAAGTAATGCAGCGACTGCAGGTTCTGTTCTCGCGGGTCTTGCTTGTGGTAAACCTTGACCATCTGCTTGAACTGGTTTTGGTTCTAACTGTGGATGCTTAGGCTCGTACTCTGAAACATGGACAAAGGAACCATTCCATTCAGTCACCATTTCAGAATAAGGAAATGCTTGTCCTGATCTATCTGAAATTGCTTGTGCGTATTTTCCTTTTGATAAAGCCATTAGACACTCGGGTAATAAGTTTTAGGTGTTATATATGTACTAGATGAAGAACCATCTTCTTCAAGAGCTCTTGATAATTCATCTTCATATAATAATTTTAAATTTTGTATTCTCTCTGGTGCAAACTTAATAGCTAAATAATATGCTAAACCTGCAATCATACAAGGAACAAATCGATAAGGTACATCTGCATCATTAGTATATGCACCGGCATCTTCAATTCTTTTTGTATAATAAAAATTAATAAAATTACCTGCTTCAGTTGAACCAGGAGTTAAATATAAAGTGATTGTGATTTTATCTATAAATCTTTGAACAAAATATTGTGTAGGTTGTCCTTCAGATGTTTTATTTGAAAAAGCTTGATAAGCGGATCTATTAATTTTAGTTAATGGCGTATCTATAGAAGATGCATTCCTATAAGAGCACTCCAATATATCATCAACACCATATATAGCAGTGGCATCCGAAGCTCCATCATCAGTTGAACGATACATTGTATAAGTTGCTTGACCATCGACTAAAGTAATTGAGTTATTTCTAACTTCCCAATAATGTAATCCTCTATTTGCCCATTCTTGAAAAAGAATATTTAAAGATCGTCTTGCAGATTTTAATTGATAACCTGATACACCTTGAATACCTATTCTCTCATAGGATTCTTCAATAATATCTGCAATAGAAAAACCTTTTTCAAAGGTCGCTGTACCGGAAGTTGTGTTAGCCATCTAACCTCCTATTTGTCTAACAATATAGTCGCTTCAACATTTGCACCGATTGCAGATACTGTCATTCCACCTTCAAATAAAATTCCATCTTCTGGAATGTTGAAAGCAAAAACATCACCTGCTGGACAGCTTGTCAAAAATTGAGTTGCAGAA